TGCCGCGCCCGCCCGCCGTCGTGCCCCGTGATCGCCACCGCTCCGGTGCGTTGGAGCTGGAGAAGCGCGCGGAAGATGCGCATGTTCTGCATTGTCGGGGAAAGCTCGCTCCGGCCCTTGTAGGGGTGTAGCACGATCCTCGGCACCTGCTTGAGCCCGACCTCGGCCGAGGTGGCAAAGGACGCCGTGCCAAGGTCGATTGAGCCCGAGGACACCGTGAACGCGCCAAGCGGCAGGCCGTCACCATGCACCTCGACCACCTGCCCCTCAAGCCAAGGATAAGCCGACACGTCGATGGTCGAGCCAGCGCCCGAGATCGAGATGCTACAATCCGACATGAACGCATCATCGAACTGCTCAAGGAAGTGCCACGTCGCGCCGGTCAGATCGCGCTCGACCATTGCGAAGGCGTCACCGCCCTGCGTCGTGGCAAATTCCAGAGGCGTGCCTTGCGTCTTGACGCGGAAAAAGCCTGTCACCTGCTGCGCTCGGTCGATCACGCCCATGGCGGCTGGCACCTGGTTGCCGTTCCGGTCGGCCCCGGTGTTGGCAACCAAAAGGATAGTCGGCTCGTCCACGTCGCGCGCCCGGCGCAGCACCAGGGATCGCGGCGACGACATGAGGTGCCCGGCCAGGAGCGAAACCGGCTCGGCCGAATAGCTTTGCTCGGTGTCGGTGAACAGATACTCGCGCAGCGCGCGGCCGTTGCGATCCACGAACAGCGTGCCACCCTGCACGTCCACCGGATTAACGTCCGGCGTGGAGCCATGGCGGCTCGTGACCTTGAGTGCGATATTGTCGATGGTGATTGGCTCGTCGGGCACATAAAGCTCGGCCGAGCTGGTGAAGATTTGCAGGTGCCGTCCAGGGTAAATATTCTGGATTGTCACCTGCTCGTCAATGTTCGGTGCGACCACAATCGGAGACGCTGCCACCGGGTCTGCATCCTCCTTGAAGTCGAACAGCGCGCCCGCCCGGCTGGCCACAATCACATCAGGTCGAGCCTTGAAGCCGCCCATCCAATGCCGTCCCTGATAGAACGTGCCGCAGCTCGGATAGCCGCGCGTGGCGCTCCAGAGCGCGTCAAAGTCTTTCTTGCCGAACTGCTTGCGGGACAGCACCACCGTGCCGTCGCCGGTCAAAATGTCGATCACCAGGATCGGCCAGGATTTCTTGCCATCCTTGCCGGTAAATTCGACCTCAAGCTCTGCGTTCGCGCTCGATTTCTCATTGATCCGCACGGTCACGGAGGTGATATCTGGCAGGCTTTCGATTGCCGTCTTTAGTTTCACCACGTTGTACCATGCGAGGCTGCTCCAGCTTATCTCGTCGCTGGCCGCGCCATTGTATTCGACCAAGAGCTTGTGACCACTACTCATGTCATCGAACCGCAAGAACTGGATTTCGTTCTCGCCGCCGCCGGTATCCTCGTCGTCAAAGGAGAACTCGGTTATGGTGTCGAACTCCAGAGGGCTTGACCGCCAGTCCTGGTCGCTACCCAGCCGCTGCACGATGTAAGGCGGCTGGTCCTGGTGGTAGAGGATCAGCGTGTCCAGGTTCGGCGCGGCCTTGATCGAGGCCACCTGCGCGGCCGTGTGCGGGATCGGTGTTGCCGCCATCCATGCGCCGCTCAATCCGTCGAACACGTCGCAGCACCCCCCGGTCATTACCAGGATATACTCGTCCTCTATGCTTGTCGTCAGGCGGTGCATGGAGAACGCCTCGACCGTGCCGCCAGAGCTGTAGCCTGCCTCGATCTGCATTTCCACGCCGGACAGCTCGACTGTGGCACCTTTGAGATCGAGCGCCGAGGCATTGTCTACGATCACACGCCAATAGCGCGCCGTTCCCAAGAGCGTGTCAGGAGCTGCGCCGAAACGTCGATGATAAGCGATATTGCCAACGGAGATGGATGCCACATCTGACCAGGTAGAGCCGTCCGAGCTGGTCTGGAGCGTGAGATTTGCCGTTGAGATACCGGCCGGCAAGCCGATCCGAAGATCGCGCGCATCAAACAAAGACACCGCCTGCGCGCTGCCCAAGTCCAGCCGAGCGATCTCGTATTCCGTCGCTGTGCCCACGCCTTTGGTGGCCGTCCCGCCGGAGCTGTAGGCTCCAAGCGCCGAGCTGTCGAAACCGTCAAGCTCGAAGGTGTTGTAGGTCAGAACCGTGATTGCGCCTTGGTGCCCATTGATCGAGCTGGCGAGGATTTCCTCGGCCGAGCCGCCGGTTGAATATGCGGTGAACCCGCTACTATCGGTCCCATTGAGAGAAAAGCTGTCCACGCTGATTACTGTGATCGTGTAGGTGTCGTTGTTCAACTCCGTCATGCCGGAGACGCCGGTGATCTCGATCTTGTCTCCAGTCGAAAACCCATGCGCCGCAGCGGTGATAAGGCACGGATTTGCCTGCGTGGCATTAGAGATCGACGCGGTTGATCCGCTGGGCGCGCCCATGCCCTCGATCCCCTCGATCCGCACGCGGTCGCCGGTGGTGTAGCCGTGGCCCGTTGCCGTCACCACCGCCGGGTTGGCATTGCTCACGCCCGAGATCGTCGCATCCGATCCAGTCTCCAGGAGCGTGTTGCGGTCGCCGTCGGTCAGGTTCGCGGCCGTGCCGCCGTTTGCGGCCGTGACGGTTGCGCCGCCCAGGCTGATCGAGGAGATCGGGCCACGCTGGAGCGCGCGGAAGCGCCAGCCCTCGCGCCGCTTGGCCCCGCCTTGGGGCAGAGGCACCGCGTTCTCGATGATGCGCGCCGAGTTGTAGAAGAACGACACGTCCTCGCGGCTCCAGAGGAGCGGATCGAACTCGCCTGCGGAAAGGCTGGTCTGGACATGGCGGCTGGTGGGCATCAGTAGACCCCTCCAAAGCGCGCGTTCCAGATCGGATCGTGATCGTCCAGGAGGGATCGCGTCGGATCGCCGGTCGCGTCCGCCTCGGTCGCCGTGCGGAACAGCCCGCCCCGGCCGAACTCGCTCGGGTTGCCATAGGCGATCTGGCGGTGGAGCTGTTCCTTGCTCGCGTTCTCCGTCACCGGCAGCGCTAGGGTCGCGGCGACGGCCTCGATTGCGAGCGTGTGAAAATAGCCCGGCCATTGGCTTTCTGGCACGCGCCAAATGTATTCAATCACCACCTGGTCGAAATCGGTGAACAGCCAGCGCTCCTGGATTTCGTAGAGGAACACTTGGGGCGCGCGCTGCCGCGTCGTGTTGAACACGGACAGAGGCTTTCCCACGCGATCCGTGCGCAGGGTCGGCATGAGAAAGGCGCGCTTCCATTCGTTGATCGGCGTGCCCGCTGCATCCTCCTCCAGCACCTTGCGGCGCGTGGCGAAGCTCCAGTCGTGCGATCCAAGGAGCTGGAGGATCGTGGGCTCGTAGAGCTGGTTCACCTTCTCGGCTGTATCGCTGTCCTCCTCAAAAGAGGAAATCGCCGGTTCGCCCAGGCGAGCCAGCGCTTGCGATGCAACGTCCACTCTGCTGTCGGTCATGTCAGCCCCCTAAGAAAATGGGCCGAGGCCATGACAGCCCCGGCCCGTCCCTCGCATCCACACCCCAGCGGATTAGGCGAAGGCGTCGATTGCCGCGATGGTCACGACACCGGCACCGCTGATGGCCGAGACGTGTGCATCGAAGTCGGCGTCCGAGGCGTGGATCACGATGCGGTCGCCCACGGTCAAAAGCGCCGCTGCGCTGTTGAAATAGCCCGTGCCCTTGACGGCCGCTTTCGCGTCGGCCCCGGCGTTGTAGCTGAAAATCTTGATGCCACCGCCGGAGCCACTGTGGTTCTCCAGTCCTTGCAGGTTGAAAGCCATGTTGCTTCTCCAGGTTCAGTTTCAGGAGAGGGCGAGCGTCAAGCCCGCCCCCTAGTGGCGCTTATGCGCCGTCCTCGTCGCAGGTGATCTCGACCACGCCACCGGCGTCAATCTCAATCGAACCGGCCGAGAACAGCATGTTGGCGAGCCAGCTCGTCTTGGTCGGGATGTAGTTGACCTCCATCCGCTGATCCATTCCGATGGCGTGCCCGATGGCCGACTTCGCATAGGCGAAGGTGGTCCGGTCGCCGCCGGTCAGGTCGAGCCCGCCCTCGGCACGGGTTGCGATCCACTTGAACGACATGCCCAGGAAGCTGGAGATATCGCCGTTCACCAAGGCGCGCACCGTGTTGAAGTCCGCGCTCGTCGCCTCGGTTTCCCCGAGGAGCCCTTCGCGGCCGACGTAGGAGCCCACATAGGTGATATCCTCGTCCTCACCCACGCCGCCGTCGCCCAAGAGGCGAGACGCGCGACGGAGCTTGTCCACGTTCAGGTTGGTGTTCGCCCCGCCGATGGAGCTGGCCACGGTCAGGGTCGTTGCGGTCGCTTCGAGCGCGTCGATGATAAGCTGGTCCTCGCGGCGG